CAACACCATTAGGCTTCAAGACATTCGCCACAGGTGATGTTCTCACAGCCGCAGATACAAACGGTTACTTAATGCAAGGTGTTTGGGTATTCGCCGATGCAGCAGCCCGAACAGCAGCTGTAACCAGCCCACAAGAAGGCAACATGTCTTATCTAAAAGACACTAATTCCACTGAGTATTACAGTGGTTCTGCTTGGGTTGCTATTGGCGGTGGATCGACTGCAGGAATGGTACAAATTTCTCAAACTGTATTAAGTTCAGCGGCTGCAAGTATAGTTTTATCATCTATTCCATCAACTTATACAAATCTAAAATTGGTATATCAAGCTCGAGGTACTTCAGCATTAGCGGCACAAACTATTCTTTTGCGCGTTAATGCCGATACTGGGGCTAATTACGATACTCAAGTAATAAGAGCCTACGGTTCTACAGTTCAAGGTTTTGATTCATTTGCTGGAACTTCCTTCGAGCTTGGTTCTATAGCTGCTGCCTCTGCTGCTGCTGGCTTATCTGGCTCTGGCGAAATAGAAATTCCTAATTATAAAGGAACATCATTTAACAAATCTATAATTTCCAGTGTTAATCACAAAGAAGGCACTGCCAGCGGAAACATTAGAGAAGTTCTTACTGCTGGATATTGGCGAAATTCTGCTGCAATTACAAGTTTGACTTTGCTCGCTGGTGGCAACAATTTAGATGCCGGAACCGTCGTAACACTTTATGGGGAGTTGTAAAATGGAAAACATCAAGATCGAAGTAAACTGTTCTACAGGTGAAGTTAAAGAAATTGCATTAACTCCTGCTGAGATTACTTTGCACAATATGGAGACTCTGGCTAACGCTAAAGTTCAAGCTGACCGCGAAGCGGAAGCAACAGCCAAGGAAGTCGCTAAGGCTGACCTATTGGCTAAATTGGGCATTACAGCCGAAGAAGCTAAGTTACTTTTAGGCTAATGAAACCAAGACTTTCAAAGTGTGCGATTCAGTTACGAGAGCAGATTGACGACACATTCGGAGATCGAGATCGAACTTCTGATGGTTGGATCGGTGACACTCGACACAGCGCGCGCCCTTCAGATCACAATCCTGATGCTAACGGCTGGGTTCGTGCCATCGACATCGATCGAGATCTTACAGGCAAAGTTAAACCTGACCTCATGCCAGATCTTGCGGATCAGATTCGTATCTTTGCAAAGTCTGATAATTCAAAGCGCATCAGTTACATCATCTTTGACGGCAGAATTGCCAGCCCACGCCTTAACTGGAAGTGGCGCAAATACACAGGCATCAACAAACATAATCACCACTGCCATATCTCGTTTACGAAATCGGCTGACCTTAATAGTGAGTTTCTTCAAATACCTATGATCGGGGGATCATTAAATGGCTGAGCAATATTCTTTCGTAATTGATCAAGGTGCTAACTGGAACTTAAACCTTACCTATAAGGATTCAACCGGTGCAGCAATCAACCTAACTGGTTACACAGCAGCTATGCAGTTTCGCTTAACATCATCAACAGCCACTTCAGCCTTAAGTCTCTCATCTGGATCAGGCATCACCATTACAGGTGCAACTGGCACTATCGCTATTACTGCGACTGCTGCCCAGACTGGGGCAATGTCAGCTGATAAATACGACTACGATCTAGAGATTACATCCGCTTCAGGCGTAGTAACACGATTGATCCAAGGCGTTGCAACTGTCAATGCACAGGTGACTCGATGAGTGACATAATAATCATTCAAGAAGCAGTAACTAATCTGGCTGTCACTGAGCAGGTTAATCAGGTAACTGTTGCAAGTGTTGGCATACAAGGCCCACAGGGTGCTACAGGCCCAGCAGGAGGCCCTACAGGGCCAACGGGTGCTATCGGTGCAACAGGTCAGACTGGCCCGACTGGAGCCACTGGCGTAAAGGGTGACACTGGTGCTACTGGGTCACAAGGTATTCAAGGCGTCAAGGGTGATACCGGAGCGACAGGCGCAGCAAGTTCTGTAGCAGGGCCAACAGGAGCCACAGGTGCAACAGGTGCAACAGGTGCTAACGGAACCAACGGAACCAACGGAACCAACGGCGCAACAGGTGCGACAGGAGCTACAGGTACTGCTGGCACTAATGGCACTAATGGCGCAACAGGCCCGACAGGTGCAACGGGTCAAGGCGTACCTATTGGCGGAACTACGGGTCAATTATTATCAAAGATTGACTCAACAGATTACAACACTCAATGGAATAATCCAACAAGTAGTTACCTAAAGCACTTATCCACCATTTATTACAGAACCCCAATTACATCTACAATCGCCGCTTCAACTATTACTCCAAATATTACCTATTACACGCCATTTTTTGTACCAACAACAGGAATATATGACCGAATAACAATTAGAAGCGGAAGTTCCAATAGCGGTCAAAATGTCAGGTTAGGCATTTACAACAATTCTACAAATGACCAACCTGACACTGTTTTAATTGATGCAGGAAATGTTTCGATCACGGCTGCTACAACAAACTTTGAAATTACAATTAGTCAAAGTCTAAACGCTGGCTGGTATTGGCTTGCTGTTAATCCCGCAGCAACTGTTAGCCTCAACCAATACTCGGTGGCTACTAATGCTCTTACTCCGCTTAACGGAGCAAGCAGTCCTACGGCAAATATGATTTTGGGATTTATTCAATCTATAAACTCTTCATCAGGTTTTGCGACTGCTGCTTCGCTATCCGTAGTTACTGTCAGTCCAGTAGTTTGGTTAAGGAAATCATAATGGGAAAAACAGTTACTTATGGCATTGGCGGTTATGACTCTTCAAAGCCAAATGACAACATCATCGAAATCATCGATACACCAGAGGAGACAGAATGAACATGAAGAACCCTTATCTATTAACTGCTGGTGCATTTCTATCTGCTTGGGCAGCCAGTAATTTCGCAGCTGATTATCGCTCGATCCTTTGGGCTATCTTGGCTGGAGTATTCGGATATGCGACCCCAAAACGATGACACAGGGCGAATTCTTTCAGCTCTATATTGCCACCATTGCGATAATCGGTGGATTGGCTGGTTATGTGATCACACACTTGCTGAGCGAGATCAAGCGACTCAACACGCGAGTCGATGAGATTTATAATATTCTCTTAGAGAGGTAGAATAAAGTCATGGCTGCGCGTAAAGTTAAACCATTAGAGGATCAGGGCTATTCAGCTCTAGAGGCATATTGCATTGGACTCAATGAGTATTACAAGGCTTTGCGCAAGGCTGGTTTTCCTGTCGATATATGTATCTCAATGATACAAGACCCAATCTCTTATCCTGACTGGATTCTGCCCAAGCGGATCAATGACAATCCAAGTCAATTACCGGGTTATTATCCTGACGATGACGAGGATTAATGAAAAGAACCATCGTAGTACCAGACTTACAAGTCCCTTATCACGATGAAGTAGCAGTCAAGAATGTTGCGAGTTTTATTAAGGCGTTTCGCCCTGATGCTGTGGTTACTCTCGGAGATGAAATCGATCTCCCACAGATCAGCCGATGGACAGAAAACAAACCGGGCTGGTACGAGCAAACACTAGCTAGTGATCGAGACATGACAGTCGATGTCTTATGGGAACTGACCCAGCATGTCAAAGAAGCTCACATGATCCGGTCAAACCACACTGATCGACTTTACAATGTCATTATGAATAAGATTCCAGCATTCTTATCATTACCAGAATTAAAGTTTGAGAAGTTTATGAAGCTCGATGAACTGGGTATTTCATATCATAAGAAGCCATTTCCTATTGCTAAGGGTTATGTTGTGGTTCATGGTGATGAACAGGCTATTAAGCCTACTCCTGGACTCACTGCGCTAGAAGCGGCTCGTAGGCATGGGCTTAGCGTGATCTGTGGACACACTCACAGAGCAGGGCAATCGGCCTTTACAGAGGCTTCTGGAGGCAAATTAGGGCGTATCCTGAGAGGCTTTGAGGGTGGACATCTAATGGACATTCGCAAAGCTGCATATACCAAGGGCACAATGAACTGGCAACAGGCTTTCTTAATCGTGGAAGAGGATGCTAAAGGCGTTCAAGTATCAATAATCCACATAGAAAAGGATGGGACATTTGCTTATGGCGGTCGCAGGTATGGACGATCTCGATAATCCGCTTGGGCGTTCGATCGATGATGCTATGGATGATGGGGAATTGTTACCGTTTCGTTATCAAAAGGTGCTGGATTAGTCCTAGGTAGCCTGTAGATTGCGCCTTATCAGTCAATGGTTGATTGATGGAAAGGGCAAAATGAATTTAGATTTATATCTAACGCTAGTTATGCTGGCGTTTCTCACAGTAGGTGTTGCAGCTGGTTATGCTCATGGATTTAAGCAAGGCAAAGAAGAAGGATATGCGCTGGGTCGTTCAGTCGCTCGACACACATTTTGGTCAGAGTGAAGGCGCATGAAATCCTCGATGAAGCCAAAGCACTCCTTGTTGAACGAGGCAGTGAATACGGCGATTCAACTCTCAATCACATTCAGATCGCAAGACTCTGGAGCGTGTACCTTGACAAGAACATCGAGCCTCACGAGGTCGCAATCTGTCTCATCCTCACCAAAATCTCGAGAATTAAAACAACGGCAAACCACCCAGACTCTTACAAAGACATCTGTAGCTACTCTGCAATCGCTGGAGCAATTACATCAACTGATTGGAATGACCTTGACAGTTACTAAAGCAAAACCCGGTCAATGGTGTGATTATTGCAAGATGCGCTGGGGACAAGATCACCCAAATGGCAAAGGCAAGACATTTGCAGTCTGGACTGTGGTAAGTCAGCATGCTAAGTCTAAAGGCATCAACCGACATTACTGCCAACCCTGTGCAGTATGGGTTTCAATATGGCCAGATGGATCTCATTGGCCTTTAACCGAGCAAGCCGACTTTCTAGTAAAGCAAGAGGAGATAGATCATGGCGTTTAATCTAGCTGATTATGAAACAGTCGAGAGCCGACTGGAAAAGTTTTGGAAGGATTATCCAGATGGACGTGTCGCAACTGAAATGGAAGTATGTGAAGCTAATAGATATGTTTTTAAGGCTTACCTCTATCGCACTTTTCTCGATCAAGTCGCATTCGCGACTGGCTATGCTGAAGAGAAGGATTCTGACCGTGGTGTTAATTCAACTAGCGCGTGCGAAAACGCGGAAACTTCGAGCCTTGGGCGAGCATTGGCTAACGGAGGCTACGCAGCTAAAGGCAAGCGACCAAGCCGAGAAGAAATGGCAAAAGTCGAGAAGCCTATTATCAAAGAGAAGTTCCCAGAGCCAGTAGCAGATGCCTGGACTATTCCAAACCCTAAAGATGTACAAGAAGTCGTACCAGTAACAGGTGCGCCTACTTTGAGTTCAGCGATGAATTTACTAGCTGATGAACTTAATGCTAAAGAAGTACCACAAGCACCTAAGTGCCAGCATGACTTCATGATTCACAAGACCGGGGTTTCAAGCAAGACAGGCAAGCCTTACGAGGGTTATACCTGTCCATCAAAGAACCGGGCAGATCAATGCCCACCAATCTGGTTATAACTAATGGCTTCCCAGCATCGTAAGCATCGGGGATACCGCACTCAGAAATGCGTCGGTGAGTACCTAAAAAAGTGGTTCCCATATGCTGAAAGTGCTGGGGCAGGTCGGCAAGGTAGCGATATAACTGGTGTCCCGTTCGACATCGAAGTTAAAGCGCGGAGTGCCTTCCAACCGAAGGAGTGGCTGGATCAGACACGAAAGCGGGCAGATGGGAAGCTGTCTATAGTCGTTATGAGATTTAACGGGCAAGGTGAAGATGCTGGGGAGTACGGAGCCATGCTTCGATTCTCTGATCTGATCCAGCTACTCAATAAAGTCGATTACTCAGAATGGTTTCAAGAGCCTAGTAGATGTCAAGGTTGTGGAACATGGTTAATTGCAGATTATCAATACTGCACCAAATGTAAGGATCACAATGCCACGCTATGACTATGAATGCATAATATGCGGAACAAAACAAGAGTTAGAACACTCAATTAGCGCAGCTAGTAACCCGGTGCTGCATTGTTCAACTCCTATGATTCGGGTATTTCAAGCAACTCCAGCGATCTTCAAAGGTACTGGATGGGGAAAGGATAAGTAATGCCATTTGACTATAAATTAAAGTCTGATTCAACAGCTCATTTTACTTGCTGCAACGAAGTTCAGTTTGAATATGTGTGCGCCTATTGCTATGAGGTCATGGGTTGCCAGTTCTGCTCATTCGATATAAATATCAGACACGATTGCAATCAGGATTAGACACGCCCAAGATTATGCGTAAATCATCGATGGATTTGACAGGCCTGCTACGCTATAAATCGCTAGCGAGCGCGTGTGCGCAATTGCTCGCGACCGCGATGTTAGCTTTAGGGGGAGGTCTATTCATAAATGAATACGCTTCAACTGAGACTGCTAACGCAGTCGAAGTAAAAGAGATTAAACCTTTAGATATCAAAGAATATATCAAAGACCAGTTATCAATTAAGAATTATGATTGCTTAAATACTCTTGCTACTCATGAGAGTAACTGGGACTTCTCAGCTGTTAATGGTAGTCATCATGGGTTCATGCAGGGTAGGTCAGACTGGTTGGCTATTGCTACTCCTATACAGCAGTATCATTGGAGTGTCCGGTATGTATCTCATAGGTATGGCTTAGTAGGTGATGAGCCTAACTTCTGTGCAGCTTTAGATCATTGGAAGGCATACTCATGGCATTAGATAAACTTAACTCAAGACGCTATAGAGGACAGCGAGAGCGTGTGTTCAAGCGTGATGGTAGATCATGTGCTATCTGTGGAACAGATGCAGGTGAGATGCACATTGATCACATCATTCCACGCAAGGCTGGTGGTACTCACGATCTGGATAATCTCAGAGTCTTGTGTAAGTCATGCAATCTACGCAAGGGTGTCAAGAATGATGGCGTTTTTTTAGCACAAGCGGCTACCCCCCCTGTCTTTTCAGTCTGTATCTCTCCAACACAGTCCGAGCCGATGCTGGACAGTCCTTTTACCGCCCGACCTAATCCGAATCAATGACAGATAAACCCAAACGCTCCAAACCCATACGAGGGGCAATAGAACCAAGGCTTCACAGCCCATATCTCAAGGGCAAATCTAAAGTTGATGATGTTATAGAGCTGGCTGAGATGATCAAGATGCCTTTGCTGCCTTGGCAGAAGTTTGTGCTCACAGATATGTTAAAAGTTGACTCTAAGGGAATGTGGATCCGAAAAACCAACCTTTTGCTGGTTGCTCGGCAGAATGGCAAGACTCACCTAACCCGAATGGTCATTTTGGCTCATTTGCTCAAATGGGACAGTAAGAACATCATTATTGCTTCATCTAATCGGGCAATGGCTTTAGATACTTTTAGGCAGGTTGCAAGTGTTTTAGAAAATAACCTGAACCTCATGGAGATGGTCAAAGCGATCAGATACGCCAACGGCACAGAATCCATCGAAATGAAAGATGGTCGCCGCCTAGATGTTGTAGCTGCTACTCGTGATGGTTCGCGTGGTAGAACCGCAGATGCCCTATTCCTCGATGAAGTCCGAGAATGGACAGAAGAGGCTTATCGAGCTGCGATGCCGGTAACTCGTGCTAGACCAAATGCTCACACATTCCTGACATCTAATGCTGGAGATGCTTACAGCACAGTTCTAAACGATTTAAGAGAACGCGCGCAAGATTATCCGCCGAAGTCTTTTGGTTATTACGAGTATTCGGCTCCCCAATATTGCAAGATTACAGATCAAAATGCCTGGGCACTGGCAAACCCTGCTCTAGGGCATATGGTGACTTTAGAAGCTCTCGAAGAGTCAGTTGCAACCAGCCCGATCGAAAATACAAGAACCGAGTTGCTTTGCCAGTGGATCGACAGCCTTTCAAGTCCTTGGCCTCATGGAATTCTTGAAGAAACTTCGGATAGCACTTTAGAGATGCCGCCCGGTGCATACACAGTCTTTGCATTTGATGTTAGCCCGTCTCGGCGCAATGCTTCGCTAGTTGCTGGTCAATTACTGCCAGATGGTCGAATCGGAATTGGAATTTTGCAAACTTGGTCAAGCCAGGTAGCAGTTGATGATTTAAAGATTGCTGTAGATATCAAAGGTTGGGCTGATACTTATCGGCCGCGTTTAGTTTGCTTCGATAAATACGCCACACAGTCGATTGCAGACCGTTTGAAGCAATCTGGTGTAATGGTCGAAGATGTTAGCGGCCAGCAGTTCTATCAGGCCTGTGGCGACCTTCTAACAGGTTTAGTGACCCATAAAGTGGTTCACAATGGACAAGCTGAATTAATCCAGCAAATGAACAACTGCGCAGCTAAAGTTAATGACTCAGCATGGCGAATCATCAAGCGAAAGTCTGCTGGCGATATTTCAGCCCCTATTGGTATTGCAATGGTAGTTTCCAAGTTAATGCTGCCAGCACCAAAGCCACAAATCATAACTTGACAAATACTAGCAATCTGTCTAGGTTGTGCTATCATTTAGGCTATGGGTATATTTTCGCGCGCAGAATCAAAGCAAACTAAGCCGACTGTCGAAGCGCAATATGCCCCTCAAATTTTGGGCGATCAGTTTTTACCTTATAACAATTATTACAGCATATCTTCAATGGCTCGCCAAGATGCCATGTCTGTGCCAAGTATCAAACGCTGCAGAGATTTGATTGCCGGAACGATTGCAGCAATTCCTCTGGAGTATTACAAAAAATCTACTGGAGAAGAAATCCCAGCTCCTCGATGGGTTGAACAACCATCGATCAATCAGCCGCGATTTGTTACGATCCTTTGGACAGTTGATTCATTGCTTATGTATGGATCAGCTTATTGGCAGATCAAAGAAGTTTATGCAGAAGATGGTCGCATGGCTCGTGGCGAGTGGATTGCTAACACTCGCGTCACATTTGATACGAACTTCCCATCGACAATAGTTACTCAATATTATGTTGATGGAATTCCAGTACCAATGTCCGGTGTCGGATCTCTAATTACTTTCCAAAAAGATGAAGGCATTCTAAACACTTCTGCTCGCGCAATTCAAAGTGCTATTGACATTCACAGATCCGCTTCAATCGCTGCCCAGACTCCAATGCCGTCTGGATATATTCGGAACAACGGTGCTGACCTTGATCCTAAAGAAGTTAGCGGATTACTAGCTGCGTGGAAGGCTGCTCGCCTTAATCGCTCTACTGCCTATTTGACGTCGACTCTGGAATACAATCCGACATCATTTTCACCAAAAGACATGATGTATAACGAGGCAATTCAAAATAGCGCAACAGAAATTGCTCGCATGTGCGGAGTACCGCCTTATTATCTTTCAGCAGATCAGAACAACACAATGACTTATGCAAATGTGCAAGATGAACGCAGACAATTTATCTGGATGATTCAACCTTTCATTTCTGCTATTGAAGATCGTCTTTCAATGGACGACATCTCTACAACTGGTCATTATGTCAAGTTTGCAGTTGATGACACATTCTTAAGAACTGATCCAATGCAGCGTTTGCTGGTAATTGAAAAAATGTTGGCTCTTGGTCTAATAACCACAGAACAGGCAATGCAAATGGAAGACATGACTCCTAATGGAAGTGGAACCGCATAATGGAAACCTTATACATTGAAGCATCATCTATTGAATGCTCAGAAGAACGCCGTGAAATCTCAGGACTTATTGTCCCAATGGGAACAGGCGAAGTTGGTCATACAAATCTTGGTGGTGCAGTATTCGAAGCTGGTTCGATCGATGTCACAGATATCTCGAAGATTAAGTTGCTATCGCAACACGATATGAAGAAGCCAGTTGGTCGCATGACCGCAGCTGAAGTTCGTCCAGAAGGTATCTATGCAACCTTTAAGTTATCTCGATCAACAGGTGGTAACGATGCCCTTATCCAGGCACAAGAAGGTCTAGTATCCGGACTTTCTATCGGTGCAGAAATTATTGCATCAAAGCCATCACGCAATGGTCACATGGTCGTTACAGCGGCTAAATTAAAAGAAGTTTCTCTAGTAACTGAGCCAGCCTTTAAATCTGCTCAAGTATTAGAGATCGCGGCAGAGGAAACAATCCCTGTCGAAGAAACCCCACAAACAGAAAGCGAGACAGTCGTGGAAGACACAACAGTCGAAGCAACACCGGTAGAAGCTGCGGCTGTGGAAGCTGCTCGCCCTACAATCACAGCAATGGTTTACTCAAAGCCTCGTATTGATCTATCAAACGAAGCTTTTCTAGAAAACTCAATTCGTGCACAATTTGGTGATGAGAATGCTCGTCAATACCTAGCTGCTGCATCAGATGTAACAACAACAGACGTTGCAGGTCTTGTACCAACACGTCAACTAACTGAAATCATCAACAATAAGTCAACTGCTGGTCGTCCATCGATTGATGCAATCTCAACTGGTGCACTTCCAGATGCAGGTATGAAGTTCCAAATTCCTCGCGTTAAAACTGTTCCAACTGTTGCAGTAGCAGCAGAAGGTGGCGCATTTGACGATACCGAAGTTGAAATCGAGTATTTAGATGTTGATGTGAAGAAGTACGCTGGAATGCAGTTATTTGATGTTGAAGTTTTAGATCGCACATCTCCAGCATTCTTCGCTGAGCTACAATCATTGATGGCTGATGCTTACGCTAAGGCAACAAACGTTGCAGTTCGCACAGCAATTCAAACAGGTGCAGCTCTTGATGCAACAACAACAACACTTCCTTGGGACGGCGCAGAAATGGCTAGTTTCATTGCTCGTGGTTCTGATGCTATCTACACAGCAACACTTCGTTTTGCAACAGGCGTAATTGTTTCGCCTACACAATGGGCAAACATCATGGGAATGGTTGATTCACAAAACCGTCCTCTATTCATTGCCTCACAGCCACAAAATGCAATGGGAAATGTTTCACAGTCACTTCGCGGATCTCTTCTAGGATTAGATCTATATGTTGACTACTCACTAACCGGTACTGCAGATAAATCAATCGTGGTTGTTAACCGCGACTCATTTACATGGTACGAATCTCCTCGCCTACAACTTCGTGCTGACAAAGTCGGTACAGGTAAGGTTGAAGTTGGTTACTACGGTTATGGCGCGATTGCTACAAAGGTTCCATCAACTGGTGGAGCATTTGGATTCAATAACGCTGCTTAAGTAATACCCTAAGTCGCTGAGAGGGGGCATAGCCCTTGCCCCCTCTTGGTCTTTAGAAAGGAATTGGAATGTCACTGTGCACAGTAGCTGAACTCAAAAATGTTCTCGGCGTTGGCTCGCTGTACCCAGATGCAACAATTCAGGAAGTCTGCGATGCAACAGATGCAGTCTTACTTCCAATGCTATGGACACCACAATGGTTCACAATCGCTCACGAAAATATCATTGGTGAGGGAACTTTATATTTTAATGAGCCAATTAAAGATACTTTTTATGTTGGTCAAACTGTAACTATTGCTAATTCAGGCACTTCTTATAACGGCAGTAAAATAATAAAATCAATGGGTAATTACACAATAACTGTTGCTACAAGTCATGCAACAGCACAGGGATACCATCCAATTTATCCTTATGGTTCTGTATCAATTACAAGTTACACAGACTGGGCACTCGACATGGCTGTTCAGCAAGCCGCTTTGATGATAGCTGTAGAGATCTGGCAAGCGAGAACCAGCACGTTGACTGGTTCCAATTCTGTCGATTTCCAGCCCTCACCTTACCGAATGAGCGCACAGCTTCTCGCTAAGGTCAGAGGATTGATTGCACACGCACTAGACCCTCGCTCAATGGTGGGCTAATGGCCGCGATAACTAACCTTCGATCTACTTTAGCCTCAGCGTTGATTGATAATTCACTTTGGCAGACTTTTGCCTTTCCACCTTCGGTTATTCTTGCCAATTCAGTTATTGTAAGTCCGGACGATCCTTACCTTGCGCCAAGCAATAATGCGCGCAACACAGTTAGTCCCCTGGCTAATTTTAAGATTATTATTACAGTACCTTTATTCGATAACGAAGGCAATTTAAACGGCATTGAAACTAATGTAGTTCGAGTGTTTAATTTACTCGCTGCAAGTTCTTTGACCTATAATGTAGGCAGTGTATCTGCCCCAAGTGTTCTCAATGCTGCATCAGGTGATCTGCTCAGCTGCGAGATGTCCGTATCAATCCTAACAAGTTGGAGTTAATATGTCAGACCTAACACCAGAGGATCTAGCCTTCTTGCAGAAGATTGGTCAGATCACCGATGCACCAGCAAAGCCAGTAACTACTAAGAAGGAAGAAGAATAATCATGGCAATTTTTCTAAATAACAAAGTTGGTCTAAAGATTGCCACTATCAATCTTTCAGATCATGTAACTGCATTCACACTTAACCGTCAAGCAGACCAGATCGAAGTTACTGCAATGGGCGACACAGCTCACAAGTTCGTAACCGGACTTTCAGCAGACACCATCACAGTATCATTCTTGAACGACACAGCTGCGTCAAACGTTCTAGCAACACTACAGGCTGCTTATGGCACAACTGTTGCATGGGCTGCAATTCAAGACTCAGGTGCTGCAATATCAGCAACTAACTTGCTCTACTCAGGCACAATTTTGGTTGATAACCTAACAGACATTAACGGCGCAGTTGGCGATGAAGGCATGATGGATCTAACCTTTACTTGCAATAGCAAGACAACAACTGCAACAACTGGCACTTGGTAATCTAACTACTAAAGAAAAGGGCTAAAGAAATGGCAAAGCTAAAGATCACAAGGGCAGATGGCTCTGTATCTGATCATCAGATAACCCCATCGATCGAATACGCATTCGAGGTTTACGCCAAGAAAGGCTTTCACAAGGCCTTTCGTGACGATGAAAAGCAGAGTGATGTGTATTGGCTGGCTTGGGAGTGCATTCGCCGTAGCGGAGAAACTGTCAAGATGTTTGGTGCAGAGTTTTTAGAAACACTTGCAAAGGTGGAAGTTCTAGATGATGACCCGGAACTATAGGGCGTGACTCTTTCACTTACTTAGTCGCAAGATTAAGTCTGGAAACGCAGATCGCGCCTAATGACTTACTCGAACTTGATTCGAGAATGTTTAAGGCTTTATTACAGGCTATGAAAGATCGAAACAAGGAGATAAAAGATGCCAGTCGCAGTAAAGGGCGGACTCGCACTTCGTAAAGCCTTAAGGCAATTCACACCTGATTTAGCCAAGCAATTACCTAAAGAGATGGCGATAGCCCTTAAGCCTGTTGTTAAGACAGCTAGGGGCTATGCGCCTTCTGAAAGTCAAATACTTAGTGGCTGGAAGCCTAGACAAATGGGTGAGGGTAGATTTCCTACCTACAACGCCTCAATGGTAAAGGCTGGCATTGGTTTTAAAACAACACCTTCTAAGCCTAATCGCAAAGGATTCAGATCGTTAGCGCGCTTATTCAATAAGACTGCTGCTGGTGCGATCTATGAAACTGCTGGTCGTAAAACATTTGATTCAAGATTTGTAAAAAATCTTAATAGTAAATACGGCTCAAGCATGAAGGGCGATGGCAAAATGGAAGGCCGAGTCCTATATCGTGCTTACGATGAAGATAATGGCAAAGCCAGAGATGGCGTTCTTAAAGCTATTGAATCTATTAAAGATAAGTTAAACAAGAGAGCTACGGTGCGCGGATAATGCCAGACATTTTGATCGATGTTGCAGCAGAATTTATTGGCAAAAAAGCTTTCAAAGATGCTAGTAATGCCACTTCAAGTCTTGAAAAGAGCGTTAAGACTTTAGGCAAAACAATTGGTGTAACTTTTAGTGCCAAGGCCATTGTTGACTTTAGCAAGGCTTCAGTTAAAGCATTCGCCGAAGATGATCGAGCAATTAGAGTATTGAGAACTAATTTAAAAAATCTTGGTTTGGCTTATCAATCTGCCAATGCAGATAATTTTATCAAAAATATGGAAACTCAAGCTGCCATTTCCGATAGTTTATTAAGGCCAGCGTATGCTCAACTTGCTAAAGTAACTTTATCAACCACCAAGACTCAAGACTTAATGGCTTTGGCTTTCGATGTATCAGCTGCTAATGGAATTGATTTTGCCTCAACTGTTGACATTCTTGCAAATGCTTATGTAGGCAATTACAAGGGATTAAAACAATTATATACTGGATTAACTCAAGCGCAACTTGCTTCAAAGTCATTTGAAGAAATACAAGCAATTTTAACAAAGCAAAGCAAAGGTGCTGGCAAAGCAGCCATCGATACTTATGCAGGATCTGTCGATAAGTTAAGCATTGCAGCTGATAACGCTAAAGAATCAATCGGAAAAGGCTTAGTCGATCTATTTGCTGCATTAGCTGGTAATGGCAACATAGATGAAGCAACAGCCAACATTGACACCTTTTCCAAGGCTCTTGGCCAAATGCTTTCAGATGCTTCAAAATATGGCGCACTCGACTGGTTAAGTGCGTTAGTAACTGGAAATGTAACTGAAGGCACAGCCCAGAAACTAGTTAAAAGACCGTCTGCTCGTAGATTCTTTACAGGTGGTTCTGGCGTATCAACTGAGTTATTGACAGCAAGAAAAGAAGCTGCTGCAGAAGCCGCTAGATTAAAGGCTATCAAAGCAGCAGCAGCGGCAAAGATTGCAGCTGATAAAAAAGCTGCTGCTAATAAGGCAATCTTAGATAAAGCCGATTCCATGTTTAATTTACAGAAGATTCAGATCGAAGCTGCATTAAAGGGCAAGATCTCAAATGAAGAGAAGTTGCGTTTAGAGTTACAACGCGCAATCCTCGATGAAGATTTTGTTGTAGCTGATAAGTTACAGAAGCAACTAGAAGCCTCACAGAAGGCTACAGCAGCTCTTCAAGGGCAGATCAATAGCATTAAGCCAGTCACCGATCCTTTTGCGGAATGGATTAAATCTTTAGAAGCAGTTTCAGTAAGCCTTTCCAAGATTCTTGGAATGCCAATTAACATGACTTCATCATCGATGTTAAATCCAAACCAACCAATCGTTGCGACTCAGACTCCTAATTCACCTTTCCAACCAACTCCAGTAGTTGTTATTCCACCGACAAACAAAGAACCAATTCCAGTTGTTATAGAGCCAAGTCCAACTCCTGCAACTAATAATCCTTTTGGCGGGCTTGGTGGCAACACTGGTGGTTTTGGTTTCTCTCTTCCAAGTTATCTTCAAAACACAATTCCACAGAATCAGCCAGCACCAGTCACAGTTAATGTAACTAATAACGGTTCTGTAATTATGCAAGATGAGTTTGTTGCAGCTGTAAATGATGCAGTAGTTATTGCAAACACTAACGGCAGCAATCTTTATCGACCAGGCGCAGTCTTGCCGGATCGTGGTTAATTATGCCAATTCCAGTAATCAACGCAATCATAAACTTTTCAACTGGTGCTGGCTTTGCTTCGCCTATGATCATTGATTCTGGCGTTCTTGGCGTTAATGCATTAGCTGATAGCACTTCGATCTCGGTCGATGTTTCTGATTTGGTAGATTCGATCAGAACCACGCGCGGTCGCACAGCCCTTTCAGATGTATTTCAGACTGGAACAATGAGCCTTCGGATCATTGATCAGAACGGTTATTTTAACCCGATGAACCCAGCAAGTCCTTATTACAATCTGCTCAATCCAATGCGTAAGGTAACAATCACAGCAACTTGGAATAACACGACTTACCCAATCTTTGCTGGCTATATTACTTCTTACGATACGACCACTCCTCGCGATGTCGGTGAAGTGGTTTACACAACTATTCAAGCGGTTGATGGCTTTAGATTATTCCAAAATGCTCAGATCACCACAGTAGCTTCTGCTACGGCTGGTCAAACAACAGGCACTCGTATAGGCAAGATTCTTGACCAAGTTGGCTGGCCTTTGGGCATGCGTGACATCGATGCCGGACAGACAACCGTTCAAGCAGACCCAGGCAATCTGCGCACTTCTCTTGGTGCGTTGCAGACTATTGAAAGCACTGAGTACGGCGCGCTTTATATGGATGGCTTTGGGAATGTTGTATTCCAAGATCGTGCTTTAACTTCATCTAGCGTGGCTGGCACTCCAGTGGTCTTTAACGATAATGGAACTGGTATTTCATATAACAATGCTCTCTGGAAACTAGACGATACTCTTGTATTTAATAAAGCCAGCATTACCCGTACCGGTGGCACTGCCCAGATTGCCAGCAATCAAGCCTCAATCGATAAATATTTCTTGCACTCATATCAAGAGCAGAATCTTCTTATGGAAACAGATGCCAATGCCCTTGACAATGCCCTAGCTTTTGTTGCTTCTCGAGCTGAAACATCAATTCGATGCGATGCAGTTACTTTGGATCTTTATACTGCCAGTTATGATGCTGGCATTACTGCCGCTTTGGATCTTGATTTCTTTGATCCAATCACGGTAACCACAACTCAACCGGGTTCATCAACCCTAACTAAGACTTTGCAGGTATTCGGCGTGTCACATGACATTAAACCGAACGCTTGGAAAACCACATTAACCACCCTAGAACCCATCATCGATTCGTTCATTATTGGAACAAATTATGGGATACTAGGCACTAACACACTTTCTTACTAAGGAGAACAAATGGCAACACCATTAGGCTTCAAGACATTCGCCACAGGTGATGTTCTCACAGCCGCAGATACAAACGGTTACTTAATGCAAGGTGTTTGGGTATTCGCCGATGCAGCAGCCCGAACAGCAGCTGTAA